AAGTTTTGAGGAAGTACAGGTTTTAGTTTGACCTTTACTCTTTCTTGAACGCTAATACCTACTGCTTGAAGGTCGCCATCCATAATAGGTTGGGTGGCTGGAGTCATTTCTTTTTCTTCTTGAATAATGATCTCGCCAATGCCCGTACCAAACACAGCGGCATTAATAAGGCATTCCGCAACAGACTTGCGAACCATTGAATTTTCAAAATCTTCAGTCAGTTTGTTCCTTAAGAACATAACATCCTGACGCTCGGTGTCGCCTAGATTGTCTGAAACATCAAACCACTTGCCACGACCAAACGTGGCTTCTTCTAACTCAGCGACATTAGACTCAACAGCTTGTTGTAGTGCAGGAGAAATAATACGGGAACGCTCAGACTTACGGTCACTGTCTGCAGGATCCCAGATACCACGCCATAGTCGATAGTATTCTTCAAACCTTGCCTCGTAGTTTGATTCGTAATAATCACGCCAATCTTCACACTTGGTTATTACCCAATCCTCAATAGACTGCTCTGCCATTAAAGGATCTTCTTCGTATATATCTGCCATGTCAGTATCCTGCCACTATGTCTAAGATGTCATGATCATCTATTTCGTATTCGTAGTCATAAGCTACATTTGCTAGCTGGTCAATATAGGCTAGCGCATCTACTAGATCGTCATGCGTCAAAGGATCGGGGAATTGAAAGAGTTGGTCAAGGAATCTTACATTCCATTCACCTTTGTTTAAGGTGATATAACCGTTTTCAAACCTACCTTGCAATGCCCACATAACTCGGTCTGTTTTCTTTTTGTTTCCGTGACTCAGCTCTTCTACTCTAAAAAACGTGCCGTATTTTTTTTGAAGATCTGTTAACGGAGACATAACAGCCTGCTTGGCAATGCCTCTTTCAATACCTACTGATACTGGCCTGTAGTCGCGCACAGCTTGAAAGATTTTCATTGCGGTTTCATTAAGATCCCACCTGCCATAAATAATATTTTCTACGTACCAGCCTTGCTCATTGACCTTGACGACAGCTATTGCTGTTTCATCTAGTTTCGTATTTTTAGTCCGTTTCTTACCGACATCTTCAAAACCTGCCAAGTCAATTGCAATGTAGTAGTCACCCGCATCAGGGCCTTCCTCATTAACTTTAACCCAGCTTTCCTTAAACATTTCTGACCCACGAGCTTCAAACGACGCCATAAATTCTTGCCGAAACGCATAAGACGACATAGACCTTTTTGCAATGTCGATTTCATCAGAATCAAGTAAAGGGTTATCGTAAGAAGTAAAGTGCCAAGCTTTGTACGTAGGGTCATCGCCCAGTTCTGCATATTTGTAAAGTTCATAAAAATGATTCCTCCCCATTGGCGTGCCTATAAACATTGCACATCCTTTTTGGTCAGCCAAAGCGGGTCTCAAGATTTGCTCGAATACTTCCGGCTTCATGTCGGCGTATTCGTCCATTACTAGAAACTTAAGGCTAACACCTCGCATTGTTTCGGGTCTGTCAGCTCCCTTAAGACTAATGGTCGCTCCGTTGACGAGCTTGATTTGCAAGTTGTTAATATGGCTACCAGTAATAACAGGATGACCCAACTCCAAAAGGGTTTGCCACATAATGTCACGGGCTTGCCCTTGGGTCGGGGCAACGTAAAACACATGTCCCCTATCGGCCTGCAAAGCATTGACTATCAGCATCCACGCGGCGAGTCTGGATTTACCGGTACGCCTTCCTGCCGCTACAATTTTGAAGCGCGTATCGTCCGCCCAGACCTGTTGTTGCCAAGGCAGTAGTTCAATATTTAAATCACTCAAAAGTTTAACCTTGGTGTTGCAGTCACAAGTTCAAACGAAATGATGCTAACAAACGTAGATGCCGCCTCTGGCGTAAGACTTAGCGTGTCACCTTCCTTTGCTACAAGGAATTCACCATACTGACCGCCAAACTCTAGGAACTCTCCTGACCCTACGTTCTTACCTGCTAAGAAGTCGATGTCCACACCGTTGTGTACCCATTTAGCACTAAGGTTTTTACTGCTACCCGTGGTATTTGAGATAAACAGGTAGGTAACAATGGCATCATACCCTGCGGGTACATCAAGGATTGTGTTAGCAGACCCTGCGGTTAGGGCATCACCGTGCGAAAACTTCATGAGTACGTCCACATAACGGGTGTTGTCTTACGAGTATCGACGTGAACAAACGTTCTAGCCACCCCGATACCACCAAATCCCATTTTTAAGGCGTTGTGAACAATGTTCATGCGTTCAGTAGCATTAGATACTGCAATATCCGCCGCAATTCCCTGATTGTGAGTGCCGGGAGTTTCTTTCCTAGCTTCGTGCGGGTGCGTGGCATCGCGATAACCAGAGGTAATCTTAAAAGGAAAGCCGCACATCTCCCTTAGCCTGTCTATTTTCTCTAAAAACTCTTCGCTCATACGGTTTTCATTCGTATGAGTACAATTAAACTCTTCTCTTTTAAAGTATTTCACCGTTATCCCCATCAATTACCGTGGGTTGGATAGTAGTCGGATCAATGTCCTTGACTTCGGTTGATCCCACTCCCGTAATGTTGATCTGAATAGCAGATTTCCCGCCGTTTTGCACGACATCTTTTTCAAATGCCGCTACAGGCGCGATACGATCCATGACTAACTTCCATGCCGCCGCCTGATTCTTGTGGTCGTGGTCTAGTGCGGCATCAAAAATTGTTTCTAATACTTTCTTTGACTTTGGCGAAGCCAACATCCTCGCCTTGTACTCATTGATAATAGCCGCATCGCCCTTCGGACGACCTACCCTACCTCTTCCCCCAGGCGAATTTGCCGATAAATCCTTTTTAGACGGTCTTCCTGACTCTTGTTTTCTTTGCTTGATTTCAGCCTTTCTCTTTTTGACGTAATCTGACTGCATAAATTTTAAGTTGGCTATTTAACCAACCCACCCTCCCTATCCTATAGATGAATTAATTGGTAATCAACACTCTTTATACCTTATAACTTAACCGAATAAAAACCTGATTAATATTCCTTTAGTAATCAGTAGCTTGCAAAACTCCACATAAACCCAATTAATTGCCCAGAATGCCCGTAATGCCCAAGTTTAGACCCCGGTCGGGATTTCAAAATCACCTTTTTTTGTATCTGGGTGGGAACTATATATACACGCTGAGTCGAGTTACCCCCCCCGTGGTGAATTCTGGCTGTGTTTTTAACGAATGATCCGGTAGATCCTACAGGTTGACCCGAATCACTCTGGATGAGGAGAGTGTGTACCGCTGTAGGTTCCCCAAGCATCAAATCCCTGTCAGTTCATTAGCCCCATCAACAACTCGACCTCAAGCCGAATCTAATCCTTACCTTGCCGATTAATCTTACGCACCTAGATCGGGTGAAGGCCGTCCTCCGAAACAATTCCGTCTTTCAGTACGTCACCTTTCCGTCCGTCCTCAACCACGCCGTCACGTCAGTTGATACCCGAACCCGGCTTGAGCCCTAATGACATGAGCAGGTATGTCACCTTTGCCAATAATTTCTAACACCGTTACCGTCACTCACTAGAATTCCGTAACCTCGGCATCTCCGCAAGGGCCATAAAAATAACGGTTTCCGCGATAGTCCCTGCCTGCTGATAACCCGAGTTGCGGACCCTCCGCGATTTTTCTGGAAAGACTCCCTTGCAGAGCTGGTCTCGGCCACGGAAGTTCTGCTCCTGTCGGAAACGGCAGAAATTTTTACCAAAGGAGAAATACCATGTCATTAAAACTCAATCCAAATTCAGGTCTCGCCTTCCGTAACGAACGTGGCCTCGAACGATCCGAAAAGGCTCCGCACTTCAAGGGCGAAATTCTTTTCGAAGGACGACGAATAAATGTTTCGATCTGGGAACGCAAGACCAAGTCGGGCAAGTCAATGCTCAGCTTCAACGTTGAGGACGCAGTCGCCGCCGAGATCCAACGAACCGAACAGCGACTTGAGTACCTGAGAAACAGAAGCGAAGGTGACGAACAGGATCCTGACGATACGATGGTGAAAGTCGATGAGTCGCAAGACGATCACATCAAACGAACATCAACTAAGTCGAAAGCGGCTTAACCAACAGGGGCTTCGGCCCCTTTATTTTTATCCAACGATGGAGGATGTAACGATGTATGTGTTGATAGCAATAATGGTGGTGTTTGCAACAATTGGTGCGTTGTCGACGATGATGGCGCTACTTAACTTTATGTGGATGGTGGCGGCGATATCCGCTGTCGTAACGATGGCGATGCTGTTTGGCATTGACGCATTAGCGGAGGTAATTGAGTAATGGAATATTTAGTAACGCTTATTGAAACGACCGAACACATTGTGTCGGTTGAAGCTGACGATGAATGCCTGGCACGAGCATGGGCAATTATCGGATGGAAAGAAGGCGATCTGCTTGATGATCGTCCACGCTTACTTGACTTAGAAGCAGTGCAAATTAATGCAATACCGATGGAGGATGTGGCATGAAAGACAATCTAATAAAACACCTTGATGAGCTGTACGACAATTTACTGGACTACCGCAGTCGACTTCTTAACGCCAAAATCGAATGCGAAAAGTCTGGTGAGTTAGACAGTGATGCGATCGAAAGCTTAGATCAGATACGGTACTCAATGAGTTACACAGAAGATCGTATTGCCGAACTCAAAGAGCAAATCAATAAGCGCGTTTACTGTGTTGAAGTAACCACTAATGTCGTGTCGATTGTTAAGGTTCTTGCTAAGAATGAAGACGATGCAATTGAGTGGGCTACTGACGTTGCCGACAAACGCATTGATCTTTGCATGACGCAGTACGATGTCGAGCGTTACAGTGAAGGCTATTCGCTAGGCGATGAGTCAATAGAAGATGACGAAGCAGAAGAGGAGTACCCATACGATGAGTAACGAACATAGATGTTATCGAGTCTTCGATGACGACAATAAAACCCTAGCATTGATTGAGTTCTTTAACAATGAGAACTTGGTTCAAGTTGAAAAGGTTATGACTGACTTGCTTGATTTCTACGACACGATGTCTGGTTGGTCATTGCTATGGGACAACACCAAAGTTAGTGATAGGAGCTAAACATGGATAACTTACGAAGTTTAGACCCTGAGTGGTACACCAAAGGAATGATTGGCGAGACAGTGCTAATGAACATGGAGCATTACTTGTTTAATCATGGCGATCCAGATTGGGATGGCTTTACTCGATGGGCCCTTGAGTTTGGGCTCAGCAAAAATGAAATTATTTCTATCATGAAA